CTACCCATGTTTGCGCGCCTGCAGACGCGGGCAGTCGCGAATCTGCTGATGGATCCAGGACTGCACCTCGGACACCACCCAGAGAGAGCGGCCCCAGAGCTTGAGGGGCGCCGGGAAGGCGCCCTCCTTGATCAACCCGTAGACGCGTGTACGGCTGCAGCCCGTCATCGCCATCACCCTGTTGAGCGGCGCAAGTTCCTCGAGCGGTGCGGCAGACTGCGTGCTCATTCCATCGCACCGAGCCACGTCTTGCGCGTCTGCCATTGGCGGCGCATTTCCTGGCGAAGTGCATCGGCCGAAGCCTGGCCGCGCTGTTCCGCGATCGCGGCCATCAGCCGATCGACGCGATTCGCGGTGGTGTAGCCCTTGCGAAGCCAGTGGCGCGCCTCGCATACCGCGCGCCACTCCTCGCTTGCCGTATCCGTCATGCACGGCGGCCCCCTAGGAGACGCAGCGGGAGCTGCAGCACGTCCGCCGATGGACCAGCCGGCGCGATGGCAGCGCACGCGCTGGCGCGCGGCGCACGCGGCCTACGCTTCTGATTGACGCGGAACCACTCGTCGAGCGCCCCTTCGACGGCCTCGTGCTTACCGGTGCGACGGCAGGGGCATTCGATGAAGTGGCCTCCGCCAACGCGCACGGCTCGGTGGTCAAGGTAGTGGCGCGCTGCATGCCCTTCGGCGCAAGGCAGCAGCGTGACCTGGTGTGGCACCTGGCGCTGGGTCACCGGCTCACCTCCGCGCGCGTGCACGCGACCGCACGGCGCAGCTGATGCGCATCGCACAGGTCGCGCATGCTGATCACGCGCTGCCAGCCTTGGCACACGTCGTCAGGGCCGTACGTGAACTCGACCGGCTCGCCGTCGACGAACAACTGCAGCGCTTCGCGCAGGCTGAGCGCACGGATGGTGGTATCGGCGTCCTCGATGTGGTCGTCGCCGTAGGCACGCAGGGCACGAGCCAGCTTCTCCGACCACGGCACCACCGCGACGTACTCATGCGGCTTGCAGCTGTACTGCGGATCCGCGCACAGGTGGTAGGTGTCCGGGCGGCCGTGGCGCGCTTCGTTCCCGAGGATCACGGCGCCGCTTTCGTGGGCGGTGCGCAGTTCGTCGTAGCTGCGTCCGGGCATCAGCTCAGCCATGGGCCACCTCCCGGCGCACGGCCATGGCGCGGCGGCGGCGAAGCGCGACCGGCACCTGGCCAACAGCGAGGCCTGCGCGCTGCGCGCGCGGAGCGCGCGTCGACCACAGGCGATACAGCACGGCGCCGCCGGCGGCGGGCCCCACAAGGACCACGATCAGGAACGCGAAATCAAGCACGGCGCACCTCCTGGGCCGCCTCGGCCATCGCTGCGTTGCCGGCGGGTGTCGCGGGGCGCGGCAACATCGCGGCGACGCGCGTGGGCAGATCGAGCGCGTCGAGGTATTCGGCCAGCTCAACGCCGATGCGTTCCTCGGCGGCGATGAAGTCCGGCTGCTGCGAGCGCCAGCCGCCTTTCGGGTCAGCTGTAAAAGTGCGCGTTACCGATTGCAGGCCGCCCATGTCCAGCGTGGCGGTGAACGCGATGCGGTCGCGGCTGATGTGGATCAGAACAGCGGCGGTGCAGTCGCGCGGCCGCAGGATCGCCGACACGCCGGCGCTGTTGGTCACGCTGTCGTCGAGGCCGATCAGCGTCGGCGTGATAGCCTCCGCGCCGGGTCCGGTGTCGGCCCCCTGCGACTGTGTCGCTGCGGCCGGAAATTCCGTCTGCTGTTGCATGGCAAAGCTCCTTGGCTTCGTAGTGGGAAGGCCTAGGGGCGGCGCGCCAACGCCGCCCGCCGGGCCCGCTGGTCGGCTCAGATCGCGTCTGGGCCGCGGGGTGGCGTCGGCGTCGGACCGATGCGTTGCGCTCTGTTGAGGACGTCGAGCACGTCCTGTGCGATGTACTCGGCCACCGCGGCCGTGCTGTCGCGGCTCACGTTGACGAAGGACACCGCTTCGCTGGAAAGGGCAGCGAGCAGCGTGGCTGCGTGCTGCGCGCGCGCCAGGCGATTCATGTCGTCCTCGCTGACGGCGAAGCTGAGGTCGTCCTGCAGGGGCGAGCCGATCGGCGTCCGGGTGCTCATCAGTGCACCTCCATCTGGCCGCGCACCGCATCGATCGCGGCGGTCACGTCAGAGAGGGTGAGGGTCGGCGCAGGCTTGCCAGCGGCTTCCAGCTTCGCCATCAAGGCGAGCCAGGCACCGTGGTTCCAATCGAGGGTGTTGCAGATTTCGCCGAAGGCGGCCGCGATCGCGCGGCGCGGATTGCCGGGCGCAGCTCGGGGGTCGTCTGACATGGGTTGTGCTCCAGGTGCGGTCTTTGAACCGCTCGTCTTGCCGCCAAGCAAGGCGAGCGACCGGACGGGGTTGGCGGACCGGTGGAGCACCGGCGAGCCTTGCGGCTCCCCCGCCCGGACGCCCATAGAACAGGACTGCACCAGGCACGAAAAAAGCCGCGGATTGCTCGACGCGGCTTTCGCCGCTCCATTCGGGCCGCCAAGCCCGGTCGCCGATTTTGCGGCGACGTTGCAGAGGGTGCTCCCAATGGAAGCCTGAGTCAAGCGGGCACAGGAAAGGGCGAAAAGGGCGCTCATTTGCGGAACGTCCAGCACTTGATGATGGTGGAGCCTTCGTTGCGGCCGCTGCGGATGATGCTGTTCACCGCGACGTTGGCATCGATGAACTTGTGGCGCACCGAATTACGCAGCAGCGTGCGCAGCGTGTTGAGGTCGGCGATCTTCTGGGAGTGGTGTGCGGCCTTCGCCGCAAACTCGTTGAGGTTGATCGCGATGGTGTTCGGATCGCGCGAGTGGTTCACCACGTTCTGCTCGTGCAGGCCTTCCAGGTACTCGTACACCTCCCAGAATTCCGACACGATCGGATGGTCGGCACTGATCGACTTCTGCCGTTCCAGCGCCATGTCGTGCAGCGCCAGGCGCGTGGTGCGCACCATGTCGTCGGTCAGCGGAACCACCAGGCTTACGCAATCGACCAGCGCGAGCATCTGCGCGTGGTTCTTGATGATGCGTTCCAGCCGAAGTTCCTTGTTCTCGCGCAGCCGCGCTTCGTACAGCGCCGACCGCTCGGCGAACACCTTCAGCACTTGGGCTTCGGCGCGCACGGCTTTCAGCAGGAAGTAGCTGAGCGAATCGACCGACAGCGCGTTGAGGTTGTCGGCCGCCTCGCGGCTTTCGGTGGTAACGGTCGGGCGCTTGAAGTGCAGCTTGACGATACGGGTCAGGATCGCCTCGGAAGCGTTCACCGTTGCGTTCTGGCTGATGACGATCGTGCCGCGGAACGGGGGTTCGTACGTTTCGTTACCGCCGTTGCGAACGCCGCGCGTGCGCAGCGTGCCGCCGCCGAAGAAGTCCTTCAGCTCGTCCCAATCGAAGCTCTTGGCGTGTGCGTCCGGCTTGTTGGGGTCGGTGCGGTCCGCTTCCAGCAGCACCACCGGCATGTTGGAGATCTGGCCCATGGCGCGCGAGCGGCCGGCCACCGACGACTTCGCCGGGTCGAATCCTTCGTAGTCCTTTCGTGCCAGCAGCTTCCACAGGAACGTCAGCAGCGTGGTTTTACCGGCGCCGGCCTCGCCGGTCGCCTCCAGAAAGGGGAACGATTCGTGCGCGTCGCGGATCTGCTCGGCGAACAGCGACCCGAACCAGAAGGCGAGGGCGACCACGCCATGGCTGCCGAAGCAGGTCCACAGCCACGGCAGCCAATCGTCGCGGTAGGCCTCAGCGTCGCGCTGAATGTGCAGGCGGATCGATTTCTGGGTGGTCTTGAGCCGCAGCTTGTCGAATTCGAAGTACTCCTCGGCATTCGCGTGCACCAGCTCGCCATCGCGAACGGCCATATCGCCGAGCAGATAGACGCCGTGCTCCTTGCTGTAGCCGATGAAGTCGATCGCCTTGACCTCTTTGATGGCGTACAGCTGCTCCTTCATCACGTGGATGAGTTGAGCAGCCGTGCCATCGAAGACGGCGCCAGGCGCGAAGCTCGCAAGCCGGTCGCGGAAAGTGGGCGCGTTGAGCGTCTGGGAGGATGTAAACGTGCCCTTTACGCTCGGGGCGTCGTGCGGAAAATCGACGCGGAAGAAGTACCAGGACTCGTCGGTGACTTCGTTGCGCTGGAAGTACAGCGCCTCGGGGTAGCAGTTCGCGATTTCGTGCGCCGATGCCGCGGCTTCGCGGAGGCGGCGGTCGGCGTCCTCCGGGAATTCCTCTTCGTCGTCCAGCCCCTTGGACTTGCTGTATTCCGTGCGCAGCTTCTCGTAGCGCAGCTTGTCGAATTCAAACCAGTACAGGCGCGACCGGTGCTCCAGGTGGAACTGCGCCTTCTGGGTGTACCCGTGCATGAGCAAGCCCTTCTGGAGCGCGCTCTTCGCTAGCAGCAGGTCGCCTTGGTACCGCGCCTCGGCGATGTCGGCGTCCCACTGCTTCGCGCGTTCGGCAGCATCGGCGTGCGCGTGTGCGCGCAGGTGCAGGTCGTTCCAATCGACCTTCTTGCCGTCCGGCTGTGGGATCTGCGCGGCGCGGCAGCGGAAACCCATGGCTTCGGCGCGGCGCACGTGCTTGCGGATGTACTCGCGGGCGCCGGGCTCGTTATCTAGCCCCCAGATGAGCGTGGGGAGGTTGCCGGCGCGACGCTGCACGAGGGCGCGCAGCGATTCCTCCGGGAAGGCGTTGCTGCTCATGGCCGAGACGGCCGCATTGCCGTGCTGCATGTGCGCGATCGCGTCGAAGATGCCCTCGACAATCCACAGCTCTGCGGCAGTTTCGAGCTGCGCCTCGACCGTGGGCGCGATCCACCAGGCGCCGGCGTAGCTCTCGCCCGGCTTGAAGCGGGCCTTCTGCTTGCCGAAGCGGTGCGGCCGATCGATCAGGCGCTCCCAATAGCCGCCCTTCTTCAGAGCGAAGCGCACGGTCGCCGTGCCGATGCCCTGCTTGCGATCGAAGTAGTTGTCCTGCGTGTAAAGCCCGCGCAGGTCTTTCAACTGGAAGCCGCGGTTGAATTCCAGGTACGCATCGGCTGCGGCATTCGGGTTGGCCGGCGTTTGCGTGAAGCGCTTGGACCAGTCGTCGAACAGATCGTCGTACAGATCCTTGACGTGCATTTCCCGGCCGCACTTCGCCTGGCGGCCGCAGCGCACCACCCACGGCTTCTCGTGGCTGGTGTAGAGCTCCTTCTTGCCGCAGGACGGGCACTTGCCGCCCCGCATGTAGTTCGTGCCGGTGCGCGGCCTGAGGCCGTAATCGCGCTGCAGGCGCTCGATGACCTGTTGGCGGATGTCCTCTTGCATGGATCAGGCCTCGCGCCCGTTGTGCTTCGTGGCGCTCGGGGGCGTGAGCTGTTGGATCTGGCCGCCGTTTCGCAGGAACGCCTCGATGTCGGCGCGCAGGCGCTCGGCTTCGCTGGCCTTCACCGCAGGCGCCACGTAGGTCGGCTTCTGCTGCTGATTCGAGAACACCAAGGTCGGCACCTGTGCCGATGCCCAGCCGCTGTCGGATCTCATCGCGCCACCTCGACCTGGACGTAGCCGGTATTGAGCAGTTCGACGCCGGCGCTGGTGACCTCGACCATTTCGTCGGATGCGCCACTACACGCGAGCAGGCTCAGGCCCTTGAGCGCCGCCACGTCCATCGGCGTGTACGCGGCGTCGATCTCCAGCGGGTGGAAGTTGCGCGGCACGTACATGTCGAACGCCTCGGTCTGCACCAGGCCATCGCAGCGATCGGCTGACAGCAGGCAAAGCTGTAGCGTTGACGGCAGAGCCGCCAATTCAAGAGAGCGAAGCATGTAGACCTCAGTGGTCGGTGGTAGCGGGCTGGCTGTCGAGCAGATCCAGCTGTCGTTCCGCCTGGGCGTCCCGGTAAGCCTTCAGCGCGAGGTTGCGCGCGTATGCCGGTGCTTCAGGCAATTCACTCTGGCGGGCGTTGGGCATGCCGCTGGGGCTGGCGATGCCGGTCAGTTCGGTGTGGCCGGTGTAACTGGCCGAACACACCGGGTTGTCGCAGACGTAGGTGTCGTGGCGCAGGTGTTGGTGCGAGAGGTAGCTGGTGCGCTTGATCAGCACGCCACCACACGCTTCGCAGGTGAACACCACACGTTTGGTTCCGCTAAACGCGCCCATCTTCCGAATCCCCCTGTCCGGCTTCGACGACTCCGGCTTTGATGCCGAGTAGCACTGCAGCCCGATGGGCTGCCCCCCTACGCCCCTTCTTCTTCCCGGTGAGGACCTGATAGACGATGCCGTACGGCAATTCGTGCTGACGAGCAAACGCGGCGACCGAGATGCCCTGTCGCTCCAGCTCTGCTCGGGCCGCCTCCGGTGACCGAGTTCCCTTTCCCTTTCCGTTCCGCATTGGCTAAATAGGTGCAATTACGTGAAGGTCGGGGCAGATGATGTTCCCGATTGGGAACATTGTCAACATGGAAAGTAACAACATGGGAACACTTGCCGACCGCCTTAAAGAAGAGCGCACGCGCCTGGCCTTGACGCAGGACCAGATGGCGGCGGCCGCGGGTTTGAACCGCACAGCCCAAATCCGCTATGAGAAGGGAGAGCGCAATCCGGATGCGGATTACCTAGCCGCAGTGGCGTCAGCGGGTGTGGATATTGGTTACGTGGTGACCGGTGTTGCGTCGGCCGCGGTAGCGAAAGACGAGGTTGAGCTCCTACGTCGGTATCGAGCAGCCTCTCCGGATGTGCGCGCGGCCGTCTTAGGTGCGCTTGGCCTTGTCGCTGTTGCTAGCGGTGCGGGCGTGCAAATTGGCAATGCGTCGCAGGTCATCACAGGCGGGGAAGTAAATCAGAGCGGCGCGCAGTTCCACATCAGTGCGGGCAAAAAAAAGCGTGCTCCAGGAAAGTGACCCGCGCGCAGAGCTATCCCGCTACTTCGGCCAGTACGTAGCAGGCGGCCTTTCGGCTAAGGAGGTCCACTTTCATTTCGGTCAATGCGCCGCGCTGCAAATATCGGCAGGCTCGAATAGCAGTTGAGCTCTTTGCGTAGTTGGGCGACATTCTTTGCGCCACTTCATGGAGACGAGTCGATTCACTGGTTTTGAGGAGGTGGATGCATGGAAGAAAAGGACAGAGTCGATTTGGCCAAGTTCTTCGCTGAGCTGCAGAGAGAGACGGATCGTGGCCTGCCATTGGTTGCTGCGGCCCTTCTAGATGAGAAGCTTCTAGAGGCTCTCCAATCCTTCATGTGCGTGGGGAAGGCCGCAGATCGTTTGCTGATCGATCCCAATGCCCCGCTTGGAACCTTTTCGTCTCGAATCGAGGCCTGCTATTCGCTTGGCCTGATAGATCAGTTCGAGTACCAGGAAATATCTTTGATCCGAAAGATTAGGAATGCATTCGCTCATGCAAAGCATGGGCTCACTTTCGACAACGAAAAGATCGGTGGCCTGTGTGCGAGCTTGAAGTCGGATTTACCTGAAGGAGAGGAGTACCCCGTTAACCATGCCCGCTTCAGGTTTATTAACTCCACCGTCTGCCTAGTGTTGCGGCTGTACTACCGGGGCGCGTGGGTGGCGCGAGAGCGCAGGCAACCTAAAACCTGGGTCGATTCAGACCAGACGCGTTGGCGATCAATGGAGGATGAGAAGCCTCTGGCCGGCGTGCCCTTCGTCGCAGTGGCCAAGCAAAGCCGATAACCAGCCGGCAGGCGCCCGATGGGGCGTCGAGCGCCCGCACGTGGTCGATAGCGGACGTCGGCTCAGCGGGGCAGCGCCGGCGGTGCTAATGTCCGCTTTCGACCCAACGCGGACGCTTGAATCAACGCGCCCGGGTTACTGGCGGGGGCGTCCAACGGCCTTCAGTGATTGCAGCCTCCGGCCAGTACGCACGGATATAGAGCGAGAACTCATCCGCCGGTGCCGGCAACCAGTTGCTCTCCAGGTCGGGACCGGGCGAGGCGTGCTGGACATACAGCGTCAACGAACCGTCCTCACCAAGTTTGAGGTCCTTGTTCTTGGTGCCCACGCCGAAGCGGTTGAGCGAGTTGGGCTCGAACAGGTGGTGCTTGTTGTATAGCGTCAGCGACCAGAACCCCTTCACCGGCGGCGTCTGACCCTTCGGGAACGTTACGGTGTAGGCGCTCCCACTCGCCCCGTTGAGCCGCGTGCCGCTGGCATCCACGTCGGTATAGATATAGCGGGTTTCATTAGGCGCATTGTCGTAGATGTTGGACTTCGCCGATGCCGTGCGCGAGAGGTAGTCGAAGCCCCACCGCGCGCCGTTGGGCGGAGATGTCCAGCCATTGCCGATCGGCCGGCCATTGTTGCGGAACTCGAACAGTGGCGCGATCACGTCCTTCTCGGTCGCCACGGCAATCCGCGTCAACTGTTCCTTGATCTTCGGGTCTTTCGCCGCTGCGTCGAGCAATGACTGTGCGGTCGCGTATAGGGCTTCCTCGCCTGGTAGCGGCGGAACGCCCTCCATGACGGCGGGCAGTTCGTCGAAGAACTTCTCAGGCAGGACGAACTTCATTTCGCCCGGGCCTTCGACCTTTGGCGCGGGGAAGACCGGGGTCTTCGACCAGTCCTTTACCTTCATCTTTCCATCGAACTGATCCAGCGGGTACAGCACCACTTGGTTGACCAAAGGACGCACGATCGCGCGGTCCTCGGGAGTGTCGTCCATGAAGATGCGCGGCAGCACTGCGACCAGATCGGTCGATGAGCGGCATGTGGCAGTGATCCCCTTGGGTACATCGCCCTTCCACCTCGGTCCGACCAAAAGGTAGAAACCGGGCTTGCTGCCGTACTGCTGGCCGATCGAGCAGAACGATTCGGTGCGCGAATCGGCCATCTGATAGACGAAGAAGCGTTTTCCGAAATCCGGCACCTGGATGACGACCGGCTGCGTGTCGAGGTGCTGATAGCCGGCCCCGTAGACGGTGTCCTGGTTGGGACACGTCACGAACTTCTGGTCGGCCTGGATGTAGTCGGTCAGCATGCTGATGGAGCCCGGTGGCGCCACTGGCAACACGCCGCCGTTGCGGCCGGGCTCGGGCAGGTCCGCAAGCGCCATGGCGCGGTTGTAATGGTTTACCAACGGCCAGCCCCACACGTAGATCATCCTGCCCACGGTTTCGATATAGCCCGGCGTCATCACCGTGCCCGATGGGGTGCCGGCAATGCCGGCCGCGGAGGTGGGCGCAGGCACCTGCGTCGACGCGACCGTTTCGGCGGACGCGACCGTCGTGGGCGAGGCGGCTGTCGAGGGCGGCGTGTCCGTCCGCTGGCAACTGGTGAGGAGCACGGCGCTGGACGCAAATGCAGCGACGGCGATATGCAGCGAACGCATGGCCTTCCCCTCGTAACGGGCAACTGACATGGAGAGACGAATCCGATGGCAGGGGCATGTCAGGCCACCGGCGGTAGGAAATATCGACCTGATGCCCTCGCGAGGGTGACCGCGGTGTGAAGTCCGCTTCTGGCCGATAGCGGACATCCCAGTCTCACGCCGCGTTTCGCTGCCGGCTCCGGGGCGAAAGCCTGATTCGAAGCGGCGTCCGATAGGCGAGTACGAGTCGGGGGTTAAGCTCGAATCCCCGTGGACATACGCGGCCCCGAGTCGCATACAAATGCGTCTTTTGCTGTTAATGCTGCCTCACGGAAGAAGGGCGCGAATTTTGGGGATCGCATTTTCAAACGTTTCCGCCAGCCAGAATGCGTTGTGCTTCTGTCCTTCTTCTTTCCAGCGGTCCAAATCCACCTTCTTTCCGACGTAATACAAGGGCGCTTTGGCTCTAGCCAACGGCGTCCAAATATGAGAGTCGGACGGATGCACCCGTAGACCTATTACGAAGATGCGGCTTGCCGCGGAGATCGAAGCAAGAAACTGCTCTTGCTGGCGTCGCACGATATCCGGGCAGTAAAGCACTCTCTTAGAACTGTGGTAAAGCGCGATAGCGGGGGCTAACGCCGTGCCACTCTCACAGAATTCGAGGACCTGACGCGTTGACGTGGCGACGTATGCTGGAGCATCCACAATGGCGGCAGTCGCCTCAGGTGGCTGCACAAATCCTATGCCTCTAATGTCCAAGTCGCGAGGCGGGAGGAAGTTGCAAGACCCATGAATCTTCAAGACTGGAATGCTGCCGCGATCGACATCAGTCGTGTAGGAGACCGTGAGCCCGGAAGCGCACACGGCCAGTTCGAAGAGGAGGTCATAGTTGGCTGTCGCGAAGATCGCCTTCTTGCGGTCCCCTCCGACCAGCTTGATGATCTCAAAGTAGAGATTTCCGTCGAGCGGCTCGAAAGTTGCGAAATATGCCGCCATATCCCGCAGTAGAGCGCTCGCGTCGACGTTTCGGGTGTGTAGGAACTGATCCATCCCCTCTTCGAAATCCTTCGCGAAGACGGCCGCGAGCTCTTCAGAAGCAGTGGCGGCAACTCCTGGCCGTTTCCTGAGTTCAGCAAAAAGATCCCACCCCAAGGGCGGATTGTTCGGATGGCATGGCCCGCTGCCAAAGCTGGCGCCGGCGCCGAATAGGAACAGTGTGCTCAAGGCATGACTCCGCAAGTAGCACGGTCCACCTTATTCGATGTCAGATTACCACCGCCCGCTGCTGCCCTGGGCGCTCACGCTGATGGCTCGGTATCAGGTGGGAAGTGAGAACGTCTGCACCAGGCCAATACCCACATGCATCTAAGCAGCAGGTCGTCGTCGGCTGCGCTGCGACAACTGGATGCGAAGGGGAGACCGACACGCGAGAGTCGGTCAGGCGGGGGCACTAGTCGAATTCGGCCATGTCCGCCTCTGGCCGACAGCGAGCGTACGGCCGGGACGGCCGCCGGCCGAGCTGCTAATGTCCGCTTTCGACCCGAAGCGGACATTGCTTTCCGATACCTTCCTGCGATTGCGGAGGAGCCTTATGCCGTTCGAACAGCTGATCCAGGATCACCGGCTACTTGCTGGCATCCTCGCGACGCTTGGAATAGTGAGCACGCTACTTGCGCATAGAGAGCTAGTTCACCTGCAATTGAAGAAGCCGGAGATTCTCAGTAGCGCCGGGATAGCCGAGATTGATTGGTGGTTCCGGTGCATCATCGGCGTGATTAGGCTCGGCTTCGGCGCGCCGAGCAGTCTCCTGTCCACGTACTCTCGATGCGTATTTCGGAGCCTCACCGTGCTCTACGCCCTGTGGATGGTCCTTTTTGCCATGATGCTTCTCGGGGTTGTCACGCTATAGGTCGCGATCGTCCGCTCCTGGCCGAAAGCGGACATGGGGCGGGACGGCCCGCGGCAGGGCTGCTAATGTCCGCTTCCGACCCAACGCGGTCATTGCGTCAACGCAATGGAGCGCGAAGTGCGGAACCGTACACGTGGCGATGTACTCTTCGGTCGATCTCTGAAGGAGGCGTGCCGTGCCACCTTGGTCAAGTTGGGTACCCTGGGCGCTATTGTCCGCTTGCTTTGCTGCACTGACGGCAGTCCTAGCAAAACTAGGGGTTCGGGACGTGGACTCAAACCTAGCTACGGCAATTCGCACGATCATCGTAGTTCTTCTGCTGGTGCCCGTCGTCGTGGCCACAGGTCAATGGTCCAATCCGTTCTCATTGCCGCCACGCACACTTGCATTCCTCGCACTGTCGGCTGCGGCTACGGGCGCGTCATGGCTGTGCTACTTCCGCGCCTTGCAACTCGGCGACGTGACCAAGGTCGCGCTCGTGGATAAAACTAGTGTGGTACTCGTGATCTTGTTCGCATTCGTATTTCTCGGCGAGCGCCCATCGGGAAGGGACTGGACTGCGATTGCACTAGTGCTTGTGGGGATTGGAATGCTGGTGCTCAAGAGATGAGCGCTTCGCCTCGCACACATACGGATGAACTCTATGCGCGTGCTTGTCATTGAAGACAACCTAAGTGTTGTCACAAATCTGTTCGAGTACTTCGAAGCGCGTGGCTACACCATGGATGCGGCACCGGATGGCGTTACGGGCCTGCACTTGGCCACAAACCAAGAGTTCGACGTTGTTCTGTTGGACTGGATGCTGCCTCGTTTGGATGGCCCTGAGGTGCTTGGCCGCCTCCGAGAGGTGGGGCGCGATACGCCTGTGATAATGCTGACCGCCAAAGACGAGCTGCCCGACAAGATCGCCGGCTTTCGAGCAGGGGCCGACGATTACGTGACTAAGCCGTTTCAGCTGCCAGAGCTTGAGGTCCGCATTGAGGCGCTGGTCGCGCGGGCGAAGGGTCGCGGCAGATTGACTCTCTTACGGGTGGCGGACCTAACGTACGACGTAAGTAAGCTTGAAGCTGAGCGCGGGGGGCGCATCCTCGCGCTGTATCCGGCTTCGCGAAAGCTGCTGGAGGTTCTCATGCGTGCCAGTCCCGCAACTGTTCCCCGTGAACGTCTTGAACACGCGGTATGGGGCGATGAGCCACCCGATGGCAATATGCTGCGCTCCCACATCTACGACCTGCGGCAAAGCGTTGATGGTCCGTTTCCGACGAAGCTGATTCAAACAGTTTCGCGTGTCGGCTACCGAATCGCAGAGCCGCATTCGGAGGATTTGGAACGCGGCCTGGAGAACTGACCGTATCGGCTTTGTGGGACATCACTGGCTTGGCGCCTAACGTCTGCTTGTGGCCGATAGCGGACGTTCGGCCGGGACGTCCGACGGCCGGGCTGTTAATGTCCGCTTTCGACCCTTAGCGGGCATTGGGCGCCACGAGTTCATATGACCTATGTTCCCCCCAAGCCTCTCCGCGAGTGGCGCTTTGATGATCCGGTCAGTGAGCTGTACCAGCTCCTTGTGATGGATGATCAGACCGTTCGCAGCGCCAGTGGTCGTTATGCCCATTCGTCCGGGTCCACTGCATGCTCTTGGTCAGATTTCGTCGCCGGCGCCCTCGACGACGTTGTGACTAAGGCGCATGGGGTGGACGTACTCACCGAAGCTCGGGAGTTCGTGGCACAGAAACTTGGTGAAGTGTCCGCTAGTGGCCGTTAGCGGACATTCCAGCGGGCTGGCCGGCTCGCTCGGTGCTAATGTCCGCTTTCGACCCAAAGCGGTCGTTCGGACTGGAATCCTTGGGGTCCAAGAGTGTGACTATTTCTAAGGTAGAGGCCGTCACCATAGCGAAGCAGTTCGTAGAGGCGAGCCGTCATGCCGACGAGTGGCCGACGGCTGCCGAACCACACAGCATTCGCCTGGAGCGCGGCGGATTTCCCACGGACGTTCTTGGCGTCGGCGAGGAGTACTGGTCCATGATGTTCGACTTGGAAGTGCCAGGCGACTCGGTTTTGACGCCAGACTTTTGCATCGTGCTTGTTGATGCCAAGACTGGGAACCCCGCGTGGTTTCCAGTTCTATAGAGCGGAGCACCTACGGGCCCAAACGTCCGCTTCTGGCCGATAGCGGACATTCCTCTTGCGGTCACCGAGCGGCGGCGGTCTCAAGCTCCAGCTGGGTGGTGAAGCCGCCCGCGCCGGTGATGTTGTGCGTGGCCTTGGCGATCAGCCAGGTCGTGTCGTCGATTTCGGGTTTGAAGCCGCGTACGCGCAACTTCTGTTCCGGGAACAGGTCTGCGCGCCCGAGCGCGAGCGTGAACTCCATCGTCGCCGCGCCGCGGCGAATGCGGTTCCACTCCGCGTTCGCGTGTTCCTTCGCCTCGGCCTCGCTGTTGTAGGTCTCGCGTAAGCGCTTGGCGTTGCCGCTGACGCCGACCAGCACCGACTTGCGGTTCGCGCCGGGCTTGTTGTTCCAGTACGCGCGCACACCGCTGTACGCCTCGCGATCCGCAAGGGAGTAGCGGTGGCGGTCGCCCGAGGCGCGCGTGATGAGCGCGCTGGGCAGCGGCGTACCGCCGGCGGTGGTGCCGCTGCCAATCGGCATGAACACCAGGTTGCCGGCCTTCACCGTGGCAACCGCGTCGTACCGCTGCCCCAGCCGCGTGAGCAGGTGCACGTCGCTTTCGCCGGTCTGGTCCAGGTGCGCGATCGCGATGCCGGCAAGCGCCGGCGCAATGCGCGCCTGCAGGCCGTGCTCGCCGGCGAGGTTGCGCACCACGTCGCCGAGCGTGACCTGGTGCCAGCTGCGTTCGCGCCGCGTGCGCATGGGGTGCGTGAGATCCGCGCTGCGGGCGCGCACGGTGATCACGTCCGGCGAACCGCTGTGCTCGACTTCGTCGACGCGGAATGTGCCCTTGTCGACCAGGCCGGCGTCGATCCAGCCGAGCGCCACGGACAGCTCCACGCCGCGCCGCGGTAACTCCATGCGGCCGTCGTGGTCATGGATCCGCAGATCGAGCTGGTCGGCCTCGCCGCCGCGCGCCTCGGTGAGCGTCAGGTCGAGCAGGCGGGGGCGCATGCGCTCCGTCAGATCCTGCCCGTCGAGCACCACGCGCCACGCGGGGATGGAGTAGGGCGCCGTTTCGGTGCTCATGCGTGCACGGCCAGCTCGTCGGCGTTCGCGCTTTCGTCGACGCGCAGCAGCGACAGTTGGAACTCGATGCGCCGCGCGGCGCCGTCCTCGAAGAACAGCGTCTTGGTCGCCGTCATCGACGTGATCGCGAATGCGCCGTGGACGACGCCGGTGCCGTCGACGAGCGACAGCGGCCGCCCTTCGTTCGCCAGGTCGCGCAGCAGATCGAGCGAGGCGGTGCTGCCGGTGAGCGGCGGCGCCACGATGCCGCTCAGCTCGATGGTTTCATCGCCCGGCCCGATGTACTGGTGCGCTGCGCGTGCGCCGACGCGCTCGCTGCTGACGTGGCGCCACGACATGGCGTGTTGCAGCTGCTGGTACGCCAGATCGGGGAGGGAAAACACGAAGGTGCCCAAGGCCATCATCATCGCGGCGTTCCTCAGTCCTCGTAGTCGCCCAGGCGCGAGCGCTTGCGCGCGGCGTCATGGCGATCGCGTTCGTCGAGCTGGCGGCGCACTTCGGCGCCGATCGCCTGCGCGTCCATGCCGGCGCCGTGGATGTGGATCTCGTAATGGCGCACGTCGGCGGCAGCCACGGCGGGCGCGCTGCGCGAGATCGGCGGCCGGGAGTCGATCGCCATCGCGGGCGATGCGGCCGCCGCGATCGCGATGCCGGCGCCGGCCTGGCGCATGCGCTGGCCCAGCGCATCGATCTGGCGCAGCGGCGCGCTCTGTCCGCGCTGCAGGCCGCCGGCGAGGCCCTGCATGGTGTAGCCGCCCAGCTGGGCGAACACGCGCGACGGGCTGTGGATGCCGAGCTTGCCCTTGAACCAATCGACCACCTTTCCGGCGATGCCGGTGATGGTGTCGCCCACGGCCTTCAGGCCGCCCAGCAGGCCGCGCACGAGTCCCTGCATGAGCTGGCCACCGATCGACTGGAAGCGCGTCCACAGGCCGCCCAGGAAGCCGAGCACGCTATCCCAGTGCGTGATCAGCAAGCCGAGCGGCGACCAGGCGAACACGCCCTTCAGGAACTCCCACAACGTGCCGGCCTTCGCCTTCAGCCAGTCCCACGCCTGGCCGACCGATGCGCTGGCGCTTTTCCAGATGCCGCTCAGCATCGGGCCGATCGTTCCCCAGTTCTTCCAGATCAGGTACGCGACGCCGGCGAGCAGCATCAGCACGATGCCGATCGGGTTGGCGGTGATCGCCATGCCGACCATGCGGATGGCACCGGCCACCAGCGGCAGCACGCGGCCACCGAGGCCGAGCAGCAGCTTCGCCATGCCGCCGAACAGCGGGCCGGCGGTCGTGAGCGCCATCTGCAGGCCCGCGAACGGCATCAGGATCGTGCCCACGGCGAGCGCGAGCGCGCCGGCGGCGATCACCAGGCCGGCGAGCACCGCGGCCACCTTGAACAGCGTGCCGGCGAGGCGCGGGTTTTCCTTAGCCCATAGCTGGAAGCGCTCGGCCGCGGTGGTGATGAGGCCGATCAGGTTGCGGATGTCGGGCGCGGCCGCTTCGGCGACCGTGGCCAGCCCGTTGACGAACGTGCCCGACGCGGCGTCCCACAGGTTGCGCAACGTTCCCAGCTGCGAGTTGACGCGCTGCTGCAGGCTCGCCTGGTTCGCGAGCTTGCTCTGCACCTCGGCGTAGCCGTCGGCGCCCTTGGAGATCAGCAGCGAGACCGCCTGCAGCGTTTCCGCGTCGTCGCCGAACAGCTTCTTGATGACCGCGAGCCGATCGGCGGTGTTGAGGCGTTCGAGCTTCTGCAGCTGGGCGAACATCTGATCGAGGCCGCCGAACTCGCCCTTGCCGTTGGAGAAGTCCAGCGCGATTCCGGTGTTCTTGATCAGGTCGTTGGCCTTGGACAGCTTCGTCTCGTCGAGCGAAGCCTGGAACACCTTGCGGAACGCGTTGCCCGCCGCTTCGCCCTTCATGCCCGCCTGGTCGGCCATCACCAGCAGCGGCGCGAACATGCGCGCGGCATCGATACCCGAACGCTTGAGCACGTCCATGGAGGAGGTTAGCTTGCTGAAGCCCTGAAGCATGTTGTCGGCGTCGACGCCGAGGTAGAACGTGCGCTGGATGACATCGCTCAGCGCCATCATGTCGCGCTCGCTGGTGCGCGTGGCGTCCTGCAGCTTCGCCGCGAATTCGGCCGCTTCGCTGTAGCCCATCTTCAGCTGCACGCCGAGGTAGCCGGTGGCTTCGCCCAGGCCGCCGAGGATGACCTTCGCCGACATGCCTTGGCGGCGCAGCATCGTCATCATTTCGTAGAAGTCGGCCGTGGTGCCGGGCAGGCGATTGCCGAGCCGCTGCGCGAGCGCGTCGATCTGCGCGAACTCCGCGGCGACTTGTCCATTGGCGCCCATCATCGCCGCGCGCAGCTGCGTGGCGGCGTCTTCCTGCGCGGCGAACGCGGCGACCGGTGCACCGATACCGCGCGCCGCGATGGTGCCCGCGGCGATCGCGCCAGCACCGTGTCCGGCCAGCGTCATGCCCGCCGAATGCATGCGCTGCATGCGCTGCTGCGCGCCAGCGAGGCGCCCCAGGCGGCGGCGTTGTTCCTCGATCGCGTTGTTGGCCTTGCCGATGTCGGCCTGCAGCGTGCGTTCGTGCACGGCGAGCCGATGCGTGTCGATGCCGGCCGCCTCCAGCGCCTTGCGCGCGCGTCCCAGCTCCAGGCGCTGCTGCGCCTCCGCGTTGCGCAGTTTTCCCAGCGCTTCGGCCTGCTTGCGCAGGGCGGCGGTCTGCTCGTCGGTGGGCGCTTCGGCGGCGTTCACCGCGTCGGAGAGGCGGCGCAGCTCGCGCTCGGCGAGCTGCAGCTGCTGGCGCGTGGTGCCCAGCTGGGTTTCGAGCTTGCGAAAGCCGTTGATGTCGCGCTGCGCGCTTTCGAGCCGCTTCAGTTCGCCTTGCGTGGCGCGCAGCGCCTTGGACGTGGCGGTGCTCCCGCCCATGATGCGCTTGAGCGGACCGGAGGCGCGGTCGATGGCGGCGAGCAGCACCTGCAGCCGCAGCGTGTTCGTGGACATGTCAGCACGCCCCCGGGTGGGGACGTGCCGAATGGATCAGCGAGTCGTCCGGCGTAGCGTGCCCGCGAACAGGCGCCCAAGGATCATGGCGGCGCCTATGACCCCCAGCACGAACACGATCGTCGAGAGCACCATGGCGGTGCTGATCAGGAAGTTGACCATGGGCGCAGGCTACCACGTCAGTCGGCTCCGCTTCGTTCTCGGGCGCGTTCGCGCCACTCCATCAGTTCGGTGAGGGACATTTCGAACATCGCCGCCGGCGGCCAGTGGAACACCGCGGCGATGTCCGCCATGGCGTCTTCTACGCGGCGGGGGAGAGCGCAGCCCGATCCGCCTTCGTCATGAAAAAACCGACCACCTCGCCGGCGATCGCGGCCAGGTCGACCAGGTCGAGCTGGCCGACTTCGTGCGCGGTGAGCGTCGGGCTGGTGATCCGCGGCAGCACGACGTGCAGCGCCGCCACGTCGGACTTGATGAGGTCCGCGAGCGCAACACCGCGCAGCTCGCCGGCGGCAGGCTTGCGCAGGGTGACGCGCTCGATCTTCTGGTCGCCCCGGATGATCGGGGTCTCCAGCGTGATGCTGGCGGTGGTGGGCGATTGCGGCTTAGCGGCCTCGATGGCCGTGGCGTCGGTCTTGGACATGGCTCTCTCTCGTGGGAAAAGGGAAGGGCCCGGCCTGGCGGCCGGGCCGCTGGATCACACGCCGATGGCGCGTCGCTGTTCGGCCAGGCGATCGACGCCGCCGATGATCTCGATCATGTTGACGAAGTCGATTTCGGCTTCGACCGCGCCGTTGATCGTCAGCTTGTAGTAGCTGCAGGTGCTCTTCACCGAGAACTCGGTGTCGTCGCCGGCCTTCGCCGAGCCCGGCGAGATTTCCGAATGGCGACCGCGCACGACGATCTCGATCGCATCGACCGCACCGCTGTCGTCGCGCTGGTACGCACCGGCGAAACGCAGCTGCACCGCGTCGTGACGCGTGGCGCCGAACTGGCGGAAGATCGAGCGCATGAAGCCGCCGTACTTGTGCTCCAGCTCGATCTTTTCCATGCCGAAGTCGTGATCGACTTCGCCGCTCATGCCGCCGCCGCGGTAGCCCTCCATCTTGCGGGTGAGCGTGGGCAGCGTGACTTCGTTGACCTGGCCGAGATAGCTCTCGCCATCGCCAAACAGGTTGAAGTTTTTGAGTTTGCGGGGCAGTGCCATTGACGTCTCCGGGTATCAGGCAGGGAAGGGCGATCAGCCGGTGACGCCGCTGGCGAAGTCGGCGAGATAGCGATCGGTGATGCGCTGGTTCAACGTCAGGTTTTCCAGCGGCGGGACCGGCGTGTAGTCGTAGTCGATGTGCAGCTCGCCGGCGGCCAGCGTGGCGGTGGTGTTCATCGTCTCGTCGTACCAGCAGTTCGCGTCGATGACGTAGCCGCTGGCCTTCAGCTCGCGGAACTTCGCGTTGATGGACTCGATGATGTCCTTCACCAGCGTGCGGCTCATCGGCTTGTCGATCGCCCACAGCAGCCCTTCGGCGATCGTGTCGGCGAGCACCTGGGCGGTGCGCGTGGCCGATTCGAAAGCGAACAACGGATCATCGCTGCACGTGCGCGAGCCCCAGAAGCGGTAGCCGTTGGCGTTGACCAGCGTGGTCACGTCGCCGGCGTTGAGGTAGCCCGCGTCGGTGGTCGGATCCTGCAGATCCCAGTGCACGTCGCGCGAGATGCCGGTGACGCCAGAGACGGCGACGTTGGACAGCGTCTTGTGCCAGCCCTGTTCCTGATCGATTTTCGCGCGCAAGCCAACGGCGCGAGCCGTGGCGTATGCCGGCGCGCTGGCGCTGGCGGTGGTGTTCCAGCTGATGAAGTCCGGCCAGATCACCATCAGTTCGCGCGCGTCGAAGTTGTCGCGATACAGGACCGCGGCTTCCTTGTCGGCGCTGGCGGCGGCGCTGACGTAGGCCATCGCGCGCAGCTTCTTCGCGATGATGGCGAGCGCGGCGGCGACGGGCTGCGTATCGACGCCAGGACAGGCGAGGATGCGCGGTTTGACGCCGAGCTGGCTCTGCGCGGCGAGCAGCGCCTGCATGCCGGTGTAGGTGGCGCCGGTGGTTTCGCCGATGACGTTGGTGGTGGTCGACGCGTCGTCGGCGCCGGTTTCCACGCGCACCACGACGGTGAACGGATCGGCCTGGTCGGCGATCGCCTGCAGCGTCGCGCGCAGCGTGCCGTTGGTGCCGGCCTTCGCGATCGCGGCGCGCAGGTCGGTCAGCAGCACCGCCTTGTTGAGCGG